GATGCGGTTGTACTCGGCATAGAACAGCGTGAAGTCCGTGAACGGCGTGAACAGCATGGATGTGCTGAACGCGACCCGGCTGTTCGGGTCCGACCGCATTTGCGGTTTCGCCTCGAGCAGCGCATCACAGAACGACAGCCGCACGGGACCGGACAAGAAGTTCTCGGTATTCTCTCCGCTTGCACTCTTGACCCACTGAACCGGATTGGCTGCGCATACCTCCTTGATCCATTGATCGCCCACGTTGCTGTCACGCATAACTGTAGTGTTTGGCATCTTAAGCTTCCTCTTCTGCTGGGGGCGGCACATCAACATACTGCAACACCGCTGCCGCTGGATCACGGTGTATCGCTTCACGTTTATCGAGATCTGAAACAAGGGTCAACTTTCCGTTACTCTCCTTTTTGGTGAGAGCGGCGAGAATAGTATGGGCTTCCTCGTTAATGGTACCCGCGCTAGCTTTGCGGCTACCAGCCCTTAGTGCTTGCTTGACCAGCTTTTCAGCTTCGGTCACCCCGATCAGCTTGCGCGGATAGACCTGGTCGAGGGCGTTCGCCTGGTTGTCCGCCTTGATGACATCCAGAAGCATGCTGGCGATCTCGCCGGGGTCACCTTCCCATTTGCGGACGGCGCGACCTTCGACCAGCTTGAAGCCTGGCACGACACCGCCTTCCATCGCATAGGCGAACATCGCCTCATCCACGTCATCGAGATACTCGCGCAGCCTGGCCATGCCCGACTTGATCTCGAGCAAGCGTTCGATCGGGAGATCCAGTGGGTCGGGCAGGGATATGTCTTTCACGTTTGCGAATGTCCCTTTGACCACGGCCAGCGCCTGGTTTGCGCGCTCGGGGCAGATCGTATTCGCAGGACACCATTTGCAGTGCGTGCCCGGAATGCGCGGTGCATCCGGCGCCTGGGCGGCAATGATCGCGGCGTCGACCTCGCCCACGAACCGCTCGAGCCGGCTGCGGTCCACGAACGACGCGCGGATGCGGCCCTCGGTGTGCGCGGGGCGCGGCTGGACGATCACCAGTCCGATCGTATCGGCTGGCATGTGGCCGGAGCCCAGCACGGCGCCCGTGCCGTAATAGAGAGCCTGTTCGTTCCCCTCCACCTCGACCAGGCCCATGCCATGTTTGTAGTCGATCACATAAAGCAGGGACAATGACGGGACATAGATTGCACAGTCGCACGTACCATAGGCCTGACCTGGCGCGACCACGGTAGGGAATTGAAATGGGTGTTCGACATACAGGACAGCATCTTCATAGCTGTCCATGATGTCCCAGATGTAATCCAGCGCCTGTTGCACGGCATCGATCCGCTCGCCGGCATCGGGGTGGGTGTCCTTCGCAATGCGGTCGGCCATGATCGAGGCTTCCCAGGCATCGCGCATCTTGTTCTTAAGAGCGTAGTCGAGCAGTTCGTGAGCCGCGGTGCCGTCCAGCGCATACTTGTTGGGTGGCAGGATGGGAGCTCGCTCCGCGAGCGCGACAGATCCGGGACAACGCATCCAGCGATAGGCCGCGGATGCGTTGAACCTGGCATGCTGTCGGAGTGCGTGATCCACGTTGCTAGTCTCCGAGATAAGCGCAGATGAAAGCTTCGGCTTGCTCCGCGTTGACCGCGTTGCCGTAGGCACGCAGTCGTCCCACGCGGGAGGTAGCCCCATGAGCCAGCGGGAATGTGCCGGGTTCAACTGGCCTTGCTTTTCCGTCGGTGCAGGGAATCCAGTCGCAGGCTGACCAGAAGCCAGCGCGACCGTCTTCCGGCTGCTGTCCGTGTTGCCCGCCTCGTTGTAGCCCTTCTGCGCGGGTGTCCCGGCCATCGGCGTCGGCCAGCTCGCCAGCGGTGCTTCCTGGCTGCCGTGCGCGTCCGCGTCCGGGAAGCCCCACTTGTTCGCTCGCGGTGTGCTCCATGCCGCGAGCCATGCCTGCCGGCCCAGCAGGGCGTTGATGGGCGCCGTTCCCACTGAGCCCCCGTCCTTGTGGTCGCGCGTCGTCGGCGTGGCCCAGCTCGCCAACTGCGCCACCAGATTCAATGCCGTCAGCGACACTCCGCACGCGCCGTCCAGTTTCCTCTTCCGCTCCAGAAACTGCTCCGGCGTTCCGCCCGCCTCGTCCTTCGTCGGCGTCGGCCACGAAGTATAATCGCTGCCGGATGTGCGGCGCGCCGACGCCCGCAGCAGGGAAAGGGACAGCCCCGCAGGCGTAGTCCAGTCCTTCCATGTCAGCGTGAACAAGGTCGAACCATGCAAGGCCGTCCTTGCTCGCAACCTGCTCACCAAGGACGACTGGAGGGCGGCACTCGCGGATGAGGTGATGCCAGTGCGGCCAGAGGTGCCGCTCGTCAGCAAACCCGCCGCCTCGGCCAGCCGCGCTGAAAGGCTGGCAAGGACAGGAGCCAGTCCATGCGGGTCTGCTGTCAGGCCACCCGGCGCGGCGGAGGGCATAACTCCAGACGCCAATGCCGGCGAAGAAGTGGCACTGGGCGTATCCCTTGAGTTCGCGGGGCTCGATGTCACGGATGTCCCTCTCGTCAACATCGCCCGGCACAATGTGGCCCGCAACGATCAGGTTGCGGAGCCACTGCGCGCAGAACTTGTCGATCTCGTTATACCAGGCGAGCACGGTCAGGTCGCTGCCGCCATGGGCTGGTTCAGATCGAACACGCCCTTGAGCCAGAGCAACTGCTCCGGGTTCGCTTCGGTTATCTTCGATATGCCGACATGCGACAGCACATTCTTGATCCCCGCGGCTTTGTGGGTCTTTGCGTATTCCTGCATCGCCCCCATCACAGCCTGGATGGTGACATTTCCGCTGCCGTTATTCGCGGGCGCCGGTGGCGGCAGCGGGGACGGGGTCGGCAGCGGGGCAGCGGCCGGCGGCGCGCTCTGTGGCACAGAAGGCGCCGGGACAGGCTGGCCAGCCGGGGCCGGCGAGGCGGCAGGAGCGTTTCCCTGCGGCTCCCTCAGTCCTTCCAGAAGGAAGTTTGCGGCTTCCACCTTGGAGTTAAACTCGTAACTAATCGTGACTTTCATATTGTCCTCCATGTCAAGGGGTGTTTGTTAACGCATATTGATGGCGAGATCAAGGGGTGCTGCGTTCATTGTCACCCCGTCGATTTTGGCTATGGCTATGGTCTTGCGTGCAACGACATCATTAACCATCTCGTCAATGCTGTTCGCTAGCGTGATAAAGCGGGCATGAACGTGGTCTTTCTGACCGATACGATGCACACGCTTGATGGCTTGTACATTCGCCGCCGGCGACCACTCGGACTCAAAGATGTCGATCCTGCAGGATGCGGTCAGCGTCAGGCCCGTGCCGGCAGCCTTCATATTGCCAATGAACACCCTGCATTCGGGGTTTTCCTGAAACCGGGTGACAGCAATATCCCTTTCCTTTTGCGGGGTGTCGCCATTGACCAGCACGGCGCCGATCCCGCGGTCGAGCAGGAACTGCTTGAGATTGCCCAGCGCCGCCCGGTGAACGCCGTAAACCACGCGCTTGCCCATGTCGCCGCCGGTGGTGAGCTCGTCAAGCAGCATGTAGCCATAAGGGACTTGCTTGGCTTCCCCGACCAGGCGCCGCAGCGTGGCCATATACTTCGCGGCCAGGTTCGATAACCCGCCTTGCTCCACCGCGACCTTGATCGCATCCTCGAGGCCGGGATGCGCCTTGAGCAGCTTGAGCACCTCGTCGGTGTCGCCGTCCACGAACGAAGACGTCAGGTGGATCGGCGGCAGCTGCAGCCCGACCTCCTCCTGGGTGCGCCGGATGGCATTGTCCCGGATCAGGCCCTGCAACTCGGGGATCATCATTCGGATTGGCGTGTGGCGAGATCCATAACGTGTCTGCTGGGCATGGAAATAGCGGCTGATGAACTGGTACTTGCCCAGGTTCGTCGCCTCGCACATGCGCAGGAACGTATAGATGTCCGTGGGATCATTCGCCATCGGCGTGCCGGTCAGGTGCCAAACCCTTAGCGCCCAGGTAATGGCGCTGTCCTGGCCGTCCCACCGCGGGCCGAGCAGCGCCTTGGTCCGCCTGGCTTCGGTGTTTTTCATGTAGTGGGCTTCGTCAAAGATCACGAAGTCGAGGATCTCGCCGCTGTCGTGGATCTTCGGCGCCCATTTGGTCGCTTGCTCATAGCTAGTAATGAGAACGTCGAACCGGCCGCGGTACCAAGCTTCGAAGTCATAATGGTCTTCGCCCTTGCAGAGCCGGCGCGCCTTGTGCGCAAACTTGGCGTGTTCCTTGATCCAGTTCTCGCGCAAATGCGCGGGGCAAATCACGAGGCCGCGGCGCGCGTCGAGCATGTCGGCCGCGCGCCATGCGGTGGCGGTTTTGCCTACGCCCATTTCGTCATGCAGACCGGCTCTTTCGCGTTGTGATAACCACCTGGCGCCATCTTCCTGGTACTGGAATGTCTGATGGGTTGGCATATGCATCTCATTTCTAAATAATGCGGCCTGATATTAATCCTAGGACCATCATCCCTACGATCACGATCGCCAGGACTGCCAACAATTGCAGCGCTATGTCAATCGGATGTAGCCCCATTACCTATACGCCAATCGCCATTCTGAGTCACGGACATTCATTTGTTTTGTGCTATGAAGTGCATGTTTCAATGCGTAGTAGGCCAGCATCGCAGCCTCTGCTCTATCTAGTAGGTGTCCACCTTTCGGACCCCGCCAGAGCCCGGTATGCTCGGGCATGAGCTCGTCAGCGCGGTGGATGATAGCGTTGTTTTTTGCTTTTTCTTTTCCATGGATGTTGAGCATCCGTTTCCAGACTTGCGGGGGTACAGTCTCGACGGGCAACCTCGTAGCGACACAGGCCATATAGACCAAGCCCACGGAATACCCAAAGGTGAACATGCCACTCTGGGACGGCCTGGCTCCGACCTGTTCGATCACCACCAGCTCGGCGCCCAGCAGTTTCTGCATCTCGAAATACTCGAGGAGCCCGACCGCGTCGATGCGCCGGCGCTGCTTCCTCCCGACCATCATCATCCATCCGGGCATGTCCTCGATCATCATGGTGGTCCCGTCATAGCGGGCAAGCGCACCATGGATGCCGCCGTCGACACCAATGACAACACTCATTTATCGGTCACAGCCACAACGTGGAGATAAGGCCCGCTATCAGGATCACTATCACTACGGCTGGCCACAACAGACCATCTAACACCTGTTCGTTCTTCAAGATGCTCCACCGCCTTGTGTATACGATCCTGGATATAAGGAGGCCAATCATGCAGCCCGCCAGGAAGTACAGCAGTGACATTGACGATGAGCTCCGCTTCACGCAGCGTTTTCAGGCGCAGCAGTGTCGGCTTGTCGTCGTCAGTAGTCATCATGGCGGGACGCGCCGTTCGATGATCTCAGACTTTCGATGAACTTCGGCATCTCGGTCTCGAGCTCGCGCGTCAGATCTTCTGAGCTTTGACCACGGGGACCGACAACATCGCGGATAATATGCCGGCTGTCCTCGCGCGCCTGGTTGAGCATGTTGGTGGCGTTGTTGATCTGGTTCATCAACAGCATCGTCTGTTTCATATAGTTGTCACGCTCAGCCACTAGCTGATTGTGCTGCCGCTCGATGGTATCGTTCACGGCTTGCAGCCGGTTGATCAGCCGCTCCTGCTCGGTGCATTGCTGACGGAGCGCATCGCGCTCCGTCACGATCTGGCGTATTGCTTCCACGCCATCAGTTGCCCTCTGTTCTAAAGCCGATTGTGCCATCAGGTTCTCTCCAAGTTTCAAGTGTTCAAACGGGGGCGGGTGGTAGGTTCGCTTCAAACTTCAGGTTGCGGCCTTCAATGCCTTCCGGCATACGCCAGTCCTTGCCCTTGCCAACATTGATCCTGTTCGCAATGAACGCGGACTGCTTCGGGTTGTTCAGGTAGATTGCGGCGTCGGTGAAGCCATGCGTGCCGCTGCTGACGCCATTACCCATGAACATAATCTCTTCGCCGTCATGGACATAGAGACCAGCGTGCTTGCCTTCGACATTGTTGGTGATGGCGTTCGCGTCAATGGTGATGGATGCACCGGCACGCACATAGATGCCATAGTCGTTGCTCTCCATGCTCAGGCCGCTGATTTTCACGCCAGTCGATTGGAAGGTTTCGCCGCGTTCGTTCTGACCTAGATGGATCGCCTTGCCATTCACCTCATATCTGCCGCCTAGCACCACCAGTCCAAGGTTCTGATGACGCACACCCTCGAAACAGCCGGTCACGTCGCAGTTCATCAGGCTGGTCGCATTGCCCGCCATAATGCCTACGCCAGCAATGCCGATTGCATAGCAAGTATCCAGCGTGATGCATTGGCTGTTGAATGTTTCAATGCCTACGGCGCATTTGCCTTGAAAGCCGCAATTGGTTACTTTCGCCGTCACGCAGGAATGGATCATCAATCCTTTCCCGGAGGGGTGGCCGTTCTCGAATGTGAGATTGTCAATCACATGGGTGCCGCCGATAGGCGAGTTCACACTGCGTTTAAACAAGGCGTCCGCGAAGTTCCCAAGGATGTGGGCACCCGGCTCCCCGAAATAGCGGAAGTTCAGGTTCGGGGTTTCGAAGTTGACCGGGCCGGTCAGGAGGTAGCGACCACGGGGGAAATAAATCTCCCTGTCAGGGGCGTCCAAAGCCTTCTGGATCGCGCGGGTGTCGTCGGTGGTGCCGTCGCCCTTGGCTCCGTAGGGCGCATCCTTGACGTTCGTGGTCATGGCGTTGGTCCTTTCAGGACATCAGTTTGCTGGGGTGAATGGCGTATTCCGTATTGAGCGCGCGGATGACGTCAGCGATCCGCACAGGTGGGCCAACGCGCGCTTTCATCTGGGCGAGCAGCAATGGAGAGGCGCCGTCGACCGGCGCCCAGGGCGTGCCGGCCGGGAGTGCCGCGGCCTCGGCTTCGGTCGTGATCAGCAGGATCGAGGGGATCACCGTGATCTGGTCGTCGGTGGGATAGAAGATATCGCAGACGCCATATTGCAGGATCGCCTCGCGCCCCGCCGACCGCGAGGGGGCCACGATCGCGCCGTTACTTTCGTATTTCATTGGTGTGCCATTTGCTTGATGTGTTCGCGCCAGGCTTCGATCTCTTTATGGATCAAATTCATGCGCCGCAGATCGTCCTCGGTGGGCTCGGCGCCGGGGTCCATGATGGTCATGATGCTCGAAAACAGGTGCTCGGCGCCTGACATGTAGGCCGCGCGCATCTCGAGAACCTGGGCGTGCGAAGCGCCTGGTGCGATCACGAAATGTCGGAAGGCGGCGAAGCCGGCTTCGATCAGCAGACCCTTGTCGGTCAGGATCTTCGTGAGCATGGTCGCGGCTTTGTCGGCATCAGCATCCGGGTTCATCGTCTGGCGATCCTCATCCTGTTGACCAGGCGCTTCTTGCGCTCGGTGCTCATCTTGCGCTGCAGCTCCTCGCGCACCGAAACCATCTGCCCCATGCGCGCATCGATATAGTCCGCGAACACCACCCAGATCTCGTCCTGATCGACCGCGGCGATCTGCCCGCGCGTGCCGTGTCGCATCTGCTGCAGGTCGCCCAGCGCAAACGCGAACCGGCTCGCAGCCTGCTCGGCCGTCATGTCGAGCGCGTCGAGGATACGCTGCAGGAAGTTAAGACTTTGTCCGCTTTCCGTTGTGCCTGGTCCCGCTTCGTCAGTCGATAAAGCAGGTCCGCTAAATCCCGCTGGACTCGGCAGACCTTGTCTTGCGCGGCGGAAATAAGTCGAGCGTCTGCGCTTTTGCTGTTGCCAGCGTTGCCACTTCCAGCGAAAGGGGTGGGCCATACCAAGGGATCTCCGCGCAGGATCATGGCGTGGACTTGGTCTCGCTGATCAGCTTCATCGCATCATCGATCCCGGTGCGATGCTTGTAAAGCAGGTCAAGCAGAGCTTTGCGCTGTTCCTGCGATGGCATCAGTTGCGGCTTACCTTTCGAGTAATTGATGAAGGTCTGCCGGCTCACACCCAGCATGCTGCCGAGATCCTCGTCGCGGCTCTTGACGTAGGTGCGGATCAATTCCCAGGCCTTGACCGGGATCGCACCAACCTGCTCGCCCTTCGGCGTGCGTTTGCGCTGGATCTTGTCCGGGCCGGCGCCATTGGTCACCTTGGAAACCGCCGGCGGCGCAGGGGGCGGCGCGGGCGTGGTCTCGCCCATCAGGGCGGCGAGCTCGTCATCCTCGCTGGGCGCGGCATAGATCGTGGCACCATTGACGATAATGTTATAGAGGTCGGAGGCATCGGCCTCGAATTGCTCGCGCACGAACTTCTTCAGCGCGGCCGCATCCTCCCTGTCGCCACCCAGTTGCGAGATCCCGGAGAGCGACAGCCCTTCGTCACTGTCGAGAGCATTTTCCAGCAGCGCGACCACCGCAGCCTGCTCCATGCCGGTAAGCTCGATGAACTCGCGCAGGGTGGTAGTGACGTCAGGCATCGGTTTCATGACTTGTTCCTTCTGAGGTTGAATGTCGGGTTGCTCGGCCAGCAGGGCCTCGATGTCGCTGCGCAGGATGCCGATCGCAGACAGGATCTTGGCAGCGGATAATTCCACCACCTCCTTCTCGCCTTCGTCATTGTCGCGCATAACGTGGATCAAATTTTGCCAGGCTTCGCGCGCGAAGCTGTCGGCCAGGCGGTAGATGGCATCGGCGCCGGCCGGCCGCTCATGGAGATGCGTATCAATGACGTTGCTGCCAAACCAGCTCGCGCTGACGCATCGCTCATAGGGCAGGAAGATCTGCTCGACCACGTCATCGATGCCGGCTTCCCAGTCGTCGCGCGCGGCGCGATCGGGCGCCTCGGCATGCTCGCCATTGGTCAGCAGATAGAGACCATAGGCTTCGCGCAATGGGCTCTCGACCATGTCGCGATAGAATGTCTCAACGTGGTCCTGGACGATCGTGCGCGCGATCGTCATCGCGACCACGGGGCTCAGATGCCTGTTGGCCTGCGAGTGCTGTGCGAGTGCGGACAGCACCGTGGGTGCGTCCGTGATGTCGCCAAAGGTGTAGAGTACTGCCATGCGTTGCCCTCCAAAAGGCAATGGCCGCATCCTGTGAGGGAAACGCGGCCATTGCCAGGCCGATCGACGCTTGAACGCACTACCGGATCAGCGTCAACCTGGCCTTACTTCGCCTTGGCCTTGGTCTTGGCCTCCGACTTGTCCGCCGGCGCGATGCGATAGACCACGATCCCGCCACCCTCCTGCCCCGCGTTCCTGGTGCGCAGCGCAAAGTTCGCACTCGGGTCGGCCCCGGCCACCCGGCGCGCGATCCCGCTCAGGCGGTTGCTGGTCTTGCGCGCCTCTTCCTTCAATGCCTTCTCGCGTTCAGTCGGGTCGGTGATGCTGTCGGGGATCGACACCGCCACAAAGAACTCCGCGATCTGGCCATTCGCGGGCGCCGGCATGCTCTTCATGGTGTCGGCCACCGGGCTGGTCGCTGCGCCGGCTCGGCGCACGATCTCGGGTGGGCCGCTGCCAAAACTTACCTGGTATCCGCCTTCCGGAGCGGGTACTGCTACGCCTTTTGCCATTGTGTTCTCCTGTTTATCTGTAAATGCTTTCAACCACGCCCTGACGTTCCATG